CGCGCACGAATCCCGCCATTTTGTCCTGCGAATGCAGCTACTATTGCATTTTGTATTTGCGTTATTGCGTCGCTCGGCACACTTGAATTATTAGCCATCGTCACGCTAAACAAAATAGGAGTAGGCGTTGGCACTTGATAAGTAACTGTATATTGCGGATATGGATATGAATACTGCGGGCTTTTATCGTAAACAATAACCGAAGTATTGCCATTATAATTACATCCAGGGCTTTTTTTGTTCCAAATCGCTTGTGCCACTTCGCTAGATAACCCACCAGAAACCGCTGCGTATATGCTGTTCGGTATTAGTCGAACGCCGCCGAACGCCGCTATCATTGCGGTCGATGCGACTGTGTGACTAATGGATACTGTCCAAGTAGTCCCGCTTCCGCCCGTTATATATGTGCCTGATACTATTCCCGTGCCTGATAACATACATCCGACTGATATAGTGCCAGAGATTGCCGATGCTGTTAATGTGTTTCCGTTGATCGCGCCAGTAAACGATGCGCCTGTCGTTATTCCTGTGTCATTACTGATAACGTAAGCGTCCAGCACATTAGCAACATTAAACACTGCACCTAATATAGATTGGTTAGTGCCTTGTGCGTTTGCTGCCACGGAGCTAGCTCGGCGATATTCAAAGTCCGCACGGCTTTCAACGTCACGCCCTAAAACGCCAGCGGATATATTCGTTATCGAATCCCATCCCGCTATGGATTGATAAATCTTACTCAAATATCCAACAGGGCAAGATATAGCGCCAGTTTTTACACATGCGAATTGCAAAGTGGTATTGCCAGACGCAGGAATAGTCACATATGCAGTTGATGTGTATATATTGCCAGATTGGTCAACAGCTTGCGCCCCAATCGGGATAATAGTACCTGCCAGCCCAGTAACCGTTGCGACTACTGCCGTGCTTTCCGCTGCGATTCGTGTTAGATAATAAATTCTGCCGATTGCGTCCTGCATTCGCCCATCTGCATACGCGGGATCAACGCCGTTTGCTAAAGCTAAAAGTTTGTCGTTTTTATCCCCAATAATCGCGGTCAGGGATTGCGCTAACTGCCCCTGAGGCGTAGTAAGCGACGGATTAAGATTCACGCCAAATGCAGTATTAAAATCAGCCAATGCACCCGTCAAAATATCAGATTCGGATGGAGCTACAAATCCGCTATTTGTAAATGTCGTTGATGGTATATTTGTACTCATATTTTAATACCTAGTTAAATCCAACCGCCACGACTGCGCCGCTGGTTGATGTGATTTGCACCTGCCCCGTCAACACTCTATCAACAAAGCCAGTAAAGTAAACCATTGCGCTCGCAACCTCTGGCACTGATTCCGCTGCTTCGATATATTTAGCGCGTAACCACTCTAATGACGGTATTTTACCCAAAACCTGACTGAAGTAGGGGATTCCTTGCGTCGTGTCATAAAAAACCTCACCAGAATACGTCATAATCGCACTGGCTGCATCTTGCGCGAGTGCGTAGGGGTTACTGGCCATTGCAATGTTGCCGTCTGAATCAACGGTTAAATCCCAAGTTGTAGGGTCTAAGTATAGAGTATTCATAGTGAGTTACTTGGCGCTCCTGTTGTTCCGCCCTGCGGGTCTGTATGAGTATGCGCGTTATAGTTATCCCGAACATGCTGCAATGTTCCAGACATTCCGTTCTTGTCTGATATGTTGCCCGACGCAATTAAATCACCGTTAATCTGAGTATTGCCGTTTATCACTGCACCACTTGGTGCGTTTATAGTCACAGTTGAATTTGACGTTATTGTAACGCCAGACGAGTTAATTTGCACATATTGCGACGGAGCGCCGTTCAACATTCCACCAATATATACCGCGTCGCTAAAATCAAACATCCTGCGACTGCCTGGGTTAGCCTGCCCTTTATTTGCCATTACGCTTGATATATCTCTGTCGGCTATCAGAGCCCACCCAATATCACCGACTGATGGGTCAATAATCACGGCGTTCGTGCCGCCCTGAAGTCTGAAATACGGGCAATGGTAAATGATACCGTGTGGCGTTGCATTGCCTGCACCGTCAATCTGATTGACTAGCGGCATAATGTCAACAAATCCAACGGGCGACAAACCGCCGCTATTTGTTACCCCCATGACTTTAACCATGGTGCCAGTTCTAACCTTGGCCAGTATTGACCAGATTAAGAACGATTGCGCGTTGAAGTCGTCCGCTGAATCTGCGGGGTTCTTTATTCCAGCATAACCTAGCTTGTTATTGGGCTGCATAGTTTATCGCCGCGCTGAAATGAGTAAACCACTGACCGTTCGGCGTTTCGCTTTCTAGGTTGTGAGTAATGCTGAAAATTCGCCATGTCGCATTAGCGACAGATAATGAACTCTCTATTTTGCACAATCCCGCTGTAAATAAATTTGGGTTGAATATCGTAGTCACTTCTAATCCTGCGTCATTGCTTGAATAAGACGGATAACCTACCATTCCCGTTTGGGTGCTAATCAGCGGGATTAGATTAGGTTTGCGTGCGCCATTTTTCGGCCATATTGATAACGTCCCGTAAGTTGTGTTTGTTGCGTCATAAGTAATTGCGTACTCAATTTCAGCCGCACGCCTGATTGTGTTTAGCTGATCAGTCATTGTGCCTGATAGATACTGAGTAGATAGCATCTTAGATACGCCGTTATTCTCAAAGCCAAGCCCATTTGCTACGGCAATATCGCGCATAATATCAGCCGCATCCGCTGCGCCTGTGTAACTTTTTGGTAATATGGTTTTTAATGCTTCAAACCCACCCGCCACAGCAACTATATTCAAAACTGAATCAGGCTGATTATTCAAATCAATCTGTCCGACTATAATCTGCCCTGCGAATATCACAGACATTGAGCCACCCTCATCACCAGCTTCGATGATGATTTTGTTTTGACGCATAACCATATAATTAGCGTTTAATGCTGATAACTGGTTGAGTAGGCTTGGTGTCAATCCGTAAACAGCTAATTGCGCTTGCCCTATTGTCGCGCCCACTGTTTGCGTAATGCTTAATCTAATGCGCAGTCCTGATAGCTTCACTGTATTATGCCCCGTTTCGCCATAATCGCCAGTTCCTAGCAATATCGTTAAATCTATTTTGCGCTTAACAAAACTCATAAATCACCTGGCGCAAGATATAGCAACAAGTAACGAGTACCAAGCAAATCATAAGTTGGGTCGGATGTGCCTTGCTGGTCTAAAAATGCCAAATCACCAACAAAACCACGATAAACATCTCTAACTATGCGGTTCAGGTTTTGACAAATAACACCAGTCACAATAACCGAATTATTGACAGACACATCGCAGAATAGCCCCGTTGTTTTCTGATAAAGTGATATTTGCACACTTTGACCGCTTAACGTAACTTGTAGCATTTGTGCTGGAACTGCTTGGATTTGGATAATTTGCATTATTTTACCTTTCCAGCAGCTTGGATTACTTGCGCTGCGCTTGGATATTGTGCGCTCACTATGCCTGACGAAATTACACTTGAGCCAGACGGAACAGACGGCGCGGTTACTTTGCCCGTTGTCGTGTATCTAGCCGTTGCTGTATTGCGCACTTCGATTAGCCAAATATCAACCGTTAATAACCCTGCGCCATTTTCTGCGTTTCGTTTGTAGTCATAATGCACTATGTTAGCGTTATGGTAGGAGTATTCGGGCGTGGTTACATCGTACAAATCCAAACCTGCGACTATCTTATCAAGTGCGGTTAAGAATGTTGTTTTTTCTGTTTGAGTGCCGCCATTGGTTATCCGCAAACGCGCATCGAACGGCATTTGTACTTTGTTATAACTCTGAAATGCGCCATTTTCTTGTGGATAATTTGAGATTGCATAATCTTTTTTAATCTCTACGCTTACCACAGAATCAAATAAAATTGCGGCTTTGCCTTTTGCAAATATTCCCCACTGTTGCGTTGCGTTAAACATCCCAAAGATTAAAGCCGCATCTGCCTTTAATAGTGCAACGGTGTTAGTTACCTTTGCAACGCTGTTTAATAGTGAGGGGATTCCGTTTGACATATTACATCATCCCCGTGTTAGCTTGCGCTGTGTTCATGTATCTATTAAGCGCACTGTTTAAGTCACGTGCTACGCCTTTCGCATCTGTTGCTTGAGTTTGGATATTGATTGTCCCAATCGTGACTGGATTAGATGAGCTATCTGATTTCATTCTTGCCATAATCGACGGCGCATAGTTACGGGTTTCAAGAGGGGCATTAGCCATGCCCTTGTGATCGAGATTGCCAGTTCCCCAATTGTAAGCAGATAACGCAATCGGCAAGTTGTTTTTATAATGACGTAGCAAATCACGCATCATCTTAGCCGCGCCAGTTGCAGAAGATGATAAGTCATCAGGATTGCTCACGCCATATTGTTCGGCCGTTGCATCCATAAACTGAAAATGACCTTTTGCGCCAGCTTTAGACCGCATATTCTTACCGCGCCCAGATTCTTGCGCCCACAGTGAATCCATCAAGCCAGCGGGCAAGCCGTATTGCTTTTCTAATCCTGCAAATAACTCCGATGTGCTTGTGTTGTTGCTGCTAGACGTTGAATTTTTAGCTTTCCAATCAGCACGACGTTTTGCCATTAACGCATCTTCGCCCTTGTTTAAGTCGCTTGAGTATAATGCCATGCCAACACCTGCGCCAGCCGCCGCCACACCAGCCGCCGCGCCTATTCCTGCCCTGCTTGCTTCCGCTGGTGCTAATACGCCAATGCTACGCAACAATCCTATTCCAGCAGATGCAACTATTGATTTTAATGCCAGTGTTATGCCGCCCATACCAATCGCCGCTAGTATCGCATGGTCTGTCATCCAGTCCAATGCTTTTATAATCGCAGGTGCAGTCTGGTCTATAAATTCGCGCCCAAATCCAGAGAACTGCTCTTTTAACCTGGTGTAAGCGTCATTTATTTTATCGACATTCTTCTCATGCTCTTTATCGAGCTTGTTTATTTTGTCCTGGTCAGCGAGTATTGCGTTTAGTTTTTCCGAAGTGGTAGAAAGTACGTTTATCTGATCTTCTGTAAATCCAGCTTGCTGTCCCCAATACTGCCTATCTTGTGGGCTGAGTTTTTGCATTGCTGCGGCTATCAACTTCATGCGCTGTTCTGCCGTTGTTGACTTATCGACGAATGCCGCCATATCTACGCCCATGCGCTGTAGTGGATACATTGCCGCGCTTGATCCTTTTTGCCGCATGTCCTGCATGATTTGATTGACATTGCGGAATGCGTTACTCATCTCGCCAGCTTGTGCGCCTAATCGCTTCCCAGCGCCTTCCCAGTTTGATAGTTGCTGTGCGCTTAATCCGACGTTCTTGGATAGCCTTACTATCCCCATATCAGACGTTACAACTTGAGCGACGAAGTTTTTGACGCCATTGGCTGACGCGACAATTGCCAGCCCAAGCGCCATCACTTCACGCTTAACCCCCGCGTAAGATTCAATGGTTTTTTTGTTTTGCTCTGACGTTGTTTTTTGCGTGCGCGTTGCAGAATCAGCCGTCTTTTTTAGGGCTTCTTCTGTTTCTTTGTGGCTTTTTTGGAACTCTTTAGTGTCTAGGCCAAGAGTGATAAGTAAACTGTCAATAACCGTCGCCATGTTTCCCTCCCATCTCTTGCGCTACTCGTGCGTTGTGCGCGTCCACTGATAATATCTCTAACATGTCCTGAACGTCCTTTGACCCGTAAACTGTATCTAACTCGTGCAGGGTAGCCAGCTTACTAGATACAATTACGCCTATCGCCCGTGGAACATTGGCATAATCTAAGTAGTTTCCGCCGTCGCCTAGCGATACGCCAAAGTCTAATCGACGGCGGTCATAAAATGATCGATATGCAGCTTTAACACTTCCTGCTTTAACTTTAACAGCGTGGATACTTCTTCGGTATCGTCCTCAACCAAATGCCGATACACCTGGGGTTTTTGTGGGTCAGGGATGATAGTTATGCAAGTCATCATCTCGCCCATGAGTATATCGGCTTCATCTATATTGATACCAGATAATGCCTTAATGCCCACTGCCGCAATGCCAGCAAGCCCCATGTCCATAATGTTGCCTGGGACTTCCATGCCAGACTTAGCCATGCCTAAAAATGCGCGAGTTGCCCACCGTTCAGCTTGCGTTGCGGGCATTTCTTCGATACGGAAAACTTTACCGAAGTCGCGCCCTTTGCGGTCAATAGTTACTGTTAAAATCCTGCGTGCCATTTAGATAGGCGCTCCAACAATGCTATTCCACTTAATGCTAAACTTGCGCGGCTGCAATATCTTCTTACCGTCTGACAATGCGCTGTAGCCGACTAGCACGCCGTTTGTCAGTATGTAGCTGCGTGACACGCCAGGTTGACGAATAACACCAAAGGCTGCGTAGGTTTCTTTTGCGGCTTCCTGAGCTGCGTACCATGCCTCAAAGAATGTATTGGACGCACTATCTGCCTGTAAAACAATATTCATCGTCTTGATTTGCGGAACGTAACCTGACGACATAACACCGTCAACGCCCATCACCACTTCGGCCACGTCTACAGAATCAACTGAGTACGCATCTCCATCGCTAAAACCTTGTAATTGCTGAGGCGTAGTATATAAGCCTTTTACCCCAAGCATTAGTATGCTGTTTGAGCTAGTTAATGACATTATTGAACCTCCACAGAGCCAAGATTGATTTGCTGAACACTACCCGCATCCATATACCAGAACGTCATAGGCGGAGTTGTACGATTAGCGCGAGATTGTGCCGACGCTGGCAAGATTTGCAGATACCAGCCGCGAGTACCTAATATGCCATCAATCGCCAGACCTGCCGCGTTGTTTACTTCTGCTGCTTGTAATGACGATAGAGGAACACCTGCACCAATTGCTCCAAAGTTTAACGCTGCGTTAATTGTATCCATACATGCGGCTTCAATTAACGTATAGCCTTGGACGTTGTACGGAACGGACTTGACGCTAGTTAGTAACAGCATTAAGTTAAGCTGAAATGAGCTATTCATCCAGATTTGGTTAATGAAACTATCAAGCCATTTATACTGACCTGTTACTGAGCCAGGGTAATAGAAGTTGAAATTTTGGTTAGCTGTTGCGTATGAGCCGTAGCCGTTGTAGCCGTTGGCCATCAAGTTTGATAATTGAGTTTGATTCTGCACGTCGATAATCAAACCAGCCTGACCCTTGAATGCCAGCGTTGACCGCCCGTTATGCTGGGTAAAGTCAATTGAAGCAATCGCGCCACACAAGAAAGCTGCTTTTTCATAAGTCGCGCCGTAAATTGGCACACAACCAGATGATGCCGCTGCTTGCAAGATATAACCCAAGCTCGTTGTAGCCGCGTTGCTTGATAATGGCGTCACGTCAGTATCCCAAGCAATA